GTCCTGGGCCTGCTGGCGTCCGTCCTGGCCATGATCGCCGGGCGCTTCGGTTGGAGCATCGACGATGGCCAGATTACCGACCTGCTGCTTAAAGCCGTGGAACTGGGCGGCCTGGCTCTGGCCGCCTGGGGCACCGTGCGCCGGTCTGCGCCCATTGATCCGACGCTGGTGGCTCGGGTTGGCGATCGTGCTATCCGGTTGCCAGTGCGGACCCACCGGGCGCCTGACAGCGATCCCCGAGGCGCGTTTAGAGATTCCTGATTTTCAACTTGGCATTACCTGCCTGGAGAAGATGAAATGAATTGGCTCGAAACCGCAACCTCGTTGCTCAAGCTACTGCCCGCCATCATCACCGCCATTCGCGCCATTGAGGAAGCCATCCCCGGCAAGGGGCAGGGTGAACTGAAGCTGGCCGCCATTCGGGAGATTCTTGAAAGCGTCTCCGGGCAGGTATCCAGCCTGTGGCCGTTTATCGAAAAGGCGATCAGTGTGCTGGTTGGCCTCTTCAACAAAACTGGGACGTTTACCAAAGGCTAAACATCATGCAGCACCTCCTCCGCGCCACCCGCTCGATTATTCCCTACGCCGAATCGTTCCTGGCGGGCTTCGGTGTCGGTGTGCTGCTGACGCTGGCTGTAAATGGCCTGACCAATGGCTGATCTGATCCACCCGGCCCGCGAGAATCCGAGCGTCCCGGCCAGTCGCCATGACGAGCTGATGGCGGCGCTGCATAAGCTGGAAATGGAGCTGGCTCATGCCCTCCACGAGATCGACGATCTTAAAAAAGAGGCCAGCACGTTTTGTGATTGGATGCGCCGAGACAGTGAGAAGAGTCAGTGGTATTACGACAACCGCGACGAGTTGCGCGGCCTGGTGGAGTCATCAAAATGGGTGAAAACGCTACGCCGGGCTGTGGCCTGGCTGATCGGTGCGGTGGCGGGCACGATCATGGTTGCTCAGCAAATCGAAGTGTGGGTCAGGGAGCATCTGCAATGAGCCGCTGGACGCAATGGAGCCTTGCCCTGTTGATCCTGTTCAACGCCGTATTGACGGTGGCCGTGGTGAACTTGGGCGCGTTTGCTTCCAAGGGCCCGCGCTACACCGCCGACGATGGCCGGGTGGAACGCGAGCAACGCATCGCCATGGATCTGGCCCTGGCGGCGCGGATTGATGAGCTGCACAACCTGCTGGCAGAGCGGGGCGAGCCCTGATGGACTTCAACCTCGCCCTGGCTTTCGTCCTCGACCAAGAGGGCGGCTATGTCCACCATCCCGCCGATCCGGGCGGGGAAACCGCTTACGGCATTACCAAGCTCGTGGCCGCTGATCATGGCTACCGGGGGCCCCTGCGCTCCATCCCCATGGACTGGGTACGGCGGATCTACCAGCAGGGCTACTGGGACCGCTGCCGGTGCGAGGCCATGCCCGAGCACCCCATCCGCCTGGTGGTCTTCGACGCCGCCATCCATTCCGGCGTCGGGCAAAGCATCAAGTGGCTGCAACGTGAGCTAGGCGTGGCCGTGGACGGCCTCATCGGCCCCGTCACCCTGGCCGCCCTACAACGTGCCAACCTCGACGCCCTAGCCCATAAACTGATCAATCGCCGCCTGGAGTTTCTCCGCGGCTTGCGCACCTGGAAGACGTTTGGCAAGGGCTGGTCCCGCCGGATCGCTGCCTTGCGGGAGGCTTTGAATGATTGACGCCCTGCTGGAGCACTTGGCCACCGTCTGCCCCGACTTCGCGGCCATCGAGGATGCCACCCGTATCAACCCCCTGGAGCGCGACGAGTACCCCGTCGTGACCGTCTACCTCGCTAGCGAGGCACCCAACCTTGTCACTGTGTCGAACCGCCAGCGCAGCGCCCACACCTATCACCTGCTGGTCACCTGCCAATCCGGGGAACAACTGGAAAGCGCCCGCGCCGCACTCAAGGCAGCCATGCGTTCGTTCACCACGACGGGCGTATTGCACGAGCCATCATTTAACGGCGGCGAATTGGTATCGCTGTCCGGGCCACTGCTGCATTGGCGCGATAGCTGGCAAATTCCCCTTGATCACTGATGAGATGCCCATGAGCAAACCGACCCCAGTTACTATTGCCATTCGCCACCCCGGCATTTGGCCGATGGCTTTCGGTCCTTACCGCACCGGCGGTATCATTCATCACGTCGACCCGACCACCGCAGAGCGTTTGCTTGCTCGCGGATTCGAGCGCGTGAGCGAAACAACCACCAATCCTGACGGCGAGGCGCTCGCCCCGGCTGTCTCCACTCCCCTTACCGAGGTCTAAGCCATGCCCGTTCTTGGTTCCGCCGTCAAAGTCGCCGTTTACGACGAAGTCACCTTCAAGAGCAAGACCAGCGTCACCAAAGGCATGCTGGCCTACTTCACCGAATGCTCAGTCGCCGCCAGCCGGAACGACGTGCAACCCAACACCATCAGCTCGGACAGAAGCCGCGCCAAACCCGGGGCCGGAAATATCGATGTCTCCGGCAACCTGAATGTCGAGATGGCGCCGCAACATGTCGGCTTCTACCTGCGCCACGTCCTCGGCGCCCCGGTCACCACCGGCGCCAGCGCCCCCTACACCCACACCTTCCGCCCAACCTCGTTGCCGGTTGGCCTGATCGTGGAAAGGGACTGGACCGGCGCCGGCATCAGCAACAAAGTGGAGCAGTTCCTGGGGTGTCGCGTTTCCCAAGCGACCATCGACATCCCTCAGGAAGGCGCCGCCACCCTGGCGATGCAGTTGCAGGGCGCGAATTACACCATCGCCACCGCCGCGATTGACGCCAGCCTGGGCGACACCGGACATACTGGGTGGTTCGCTCCCGACTGTACCGTGAAAGTTGGCGGAACTTCGGTAACCAACGTCAAGAGCGTTCAGTTCACCATCAACAACAACCTCGATACGGGGCGCTACGCCCTGGGAAATGCCGGCGAACGTATCGACCTGCCCGAGGGCTTTGCTGACATCTCCGGCCAGGTAACCGCCATCGTCGATACCGCCCTGTTCTCCGCCTACATCGACAAGGCCAGCGCGCGTACCGACACCACGCTGGAAGTCATCCTGACCTTCGGCACCGGTACCGGCGCTACGGCGGGCAATGAAAAGTTGAGTCTTTTGCTCGACCACGCCATCATCTCCTTGGCGACCCCTCCGATCAACAGCCCGGGCGGAACCGAGGTCAACTTCACCTTTACCAGCTTCCGCGATGGCAGCACCGACAAGGGCCTGGTTGCCGTGCTCCTGTCGCCCCTGGCGGATACCCTGATCGCCTAAGCCCAACCCCGGCGCTGGTCAGTCGCCGGGTAGCGGTTCCGGGCATGCCGTATCGCCCGGGCCGCGCCCTTCACTGACCATCCCTTTCCCCTCACACCCGCGAGACTGACCATGTTCAAAATTCAAGCAGACCGCCAGACTTGGCTAACTGTCCGACTGCCGGACCCGGACGGCGAGCAGCGCATCAAGCTGCGCGTCAAACTGAGATCCCATACCGACAACGCCGCCACCAAACATCAGGTCATTTCCGATCAGGCGGAACGGCTACGCGCTGAAATCGATTCTGGGGCCATCGACTCCGCCCCGGCCCTGCTGGCCAAGTTCGTCGCCCTGGCCGATACCATCAGCCCCGAGGCCATCGCCGAAGACATGGAACGCATCGTTGCCCGCGTCACCGACTGGCAGGATATCGGCGATGAGGCTGGCGAACCTTTAGCTTTCAGCCCAGACCGTCTGCGTGCTTTGCTCAACGTCGGGACCTGGGTAGTCAAAGCCGTGCGGGAGGCCATCACCACCCTGGACGATGATGGGCGCCGAAAAAACTGAGGGACTGGCAGCGCTGGCGGCTGGATGCCGATGGCGCGGATTGCCAGGGCAGCATCACCAGTGGGGCCAGTACCTGCCGCGTGTGCATGGAAGGACGCGGCGAGCTCACCTGGTGCAGCCAATGCCAGGCCGTCGAACTGTGGCCGGAGAACATCCCCAGCGTCATGCTCTACCTGGCATGCGAAACCCAGTGGCGTTACACCGGCATGAACAACGTCGCTACCGGCCTGGATTATGCCGGGGTGCGCGCGGTCATGGCCATGCAAGCCATTCCTGCCGCTGATCGACCAGGGCTCTTCGCTGATTTGCAAGTCCTCGAACGTGCGTATCTCGAGGTCAACAATGCCCGCCTGGCCAAGGAAAACGAAAAGGCCAAAGCCAAGACCCTAAACCGCCCTGCCCGCCCCGGGAGATAGTTATGGCCGCCGGAAACCTGCGCGTCAGCCTCGTCATCAATGCCGACGGCACGGCCGCCATTCAGACCATCAACCGGGTGCGCGGCGACACCTCTGACGCTGCCGACGACCCCCTACGTATAAACCTCGGTCGTCGCCCTCAAACTAAACCAAAAAAACACCATATAAACCAACACATCCCACACACGAGTCAAACAATAGACAACCACACTCAACCAACAT